AAGCAATCGAAAAGTTTGGTAGAAGAAAATATCTTGATGAATATTGTGATAGAGCATTTACTTACATCCAATATGCTGACAGAAAATACAGTGAATGGTTAGGTGTTCCACTGTCAAGAAAATCTACTAGTATAAAACCTAGTGGAACTGTGAGTCTTGTAGCAGGTGCGTTACCTGGTATTCATTATGCTGAGAACTGTTCTTACATGAGAACTGTTAGACTAGCTTCTATCTCTCCACTGTTACCTATCCTAAAAGAAGCTGGGTACAAAGTAGAGCCATCAGTGAGTGACCCGACAAGAACTGTAGTTGTATATTTTCCAGTAACTCATACAAAAAATACAATCAGTAAACATGATGTATCTATTTGGGAACAATTTGCTAATGCAGTTGATTTGCAACACTATTGGGCAGACAATCAAGTGTCTATAACCATAACCTTTAAACAAGACGAAGCTAATCAAATCGCAAGAGCATTAAGTTGTTTTGATAGTAAACTTAAAGGAGTTTCACTACTACCTCTTTCAGAACATGGTTATGCACAAGCACCTTATATCACTGAAGATTGGGATAAGGTAAAAGCATACGAAGATACTCTTAAGCCTCTTAATTTTGATGCATTAAATGAAGAAGGAGAAAACTCTCAAGCAAATAAATTTTGTGATGGAGATAAATGTGAGATATAATTATGTATGAATATAAATGTAAAATAGTAAGAGTTGTTGATGGAGATACTATTGATGTAGACATTGATTTAGGTTTTGGTATCTGGATTCATAAGGAAAGAATAAGACTGATGGGTATTGATACACCAGAATCTAGGACAAGAGACTTACAAGAAAAGAAAGCAGGGCTATATGCAAAAAGTGTTGTTCAAGCTTTTCTACCTGTTGGGTCAATGCAAACATTGAAAACAGTAAATGATAAGACTGGTAAATTTGGCAGAATCTTAGGTGACTTTTATGTTTATGATGGAGAAGAGGATAGACAAGTTTTACTTGCAGAATATATGATTAAGCACTATGTTGGTGTTGAATATGATGGTAAAAGTAAAGAAGAGATTTATGCTCTACACATTAGAAACAGAAATTACTTAATAGCAGAAGGACTTATAGAAGCCTAAAATGGCTAACAAAAGTAAAATCAAGGGGAGCGTTTATGAGGCTAAAATTGCTAAATATCTCTCTAACGAATTAAAAAAAGATTTTAAGAGAGTTCCCTTATCAGGTTCAATTGAATATTTAAAAGGTGATATATGGCTGCCAACAGATACTGCTGGATGGCCTTATACACTTGAGTGCAAGCATTATAAAGATATTCAATGGAATAACTTATTAACATCACGAACTACCGACATGCTTTCGTTCTGGAGGCAAACTGTGCGTGAAGCTGAAACAATGCAGAAAAAACCTTTACTAATATTTAGATGGAATAGGTCAAAAGACTTTGCTGCTTTTGATGATGATTTAGAGGTTCCTCACTATGTTGAAGTAAAATCTTTTGGTTTACGTTTTAAAGTTACAAAATTAGATACATGGATTGAGGCATACAAAGCAACTATATCCTTGCCCAAATCATAATCTTTTGTTATTATATATATAACAGGAGAAAAACATGACATTTATGACTAAATCTTGGAATGATTTGGAAGACCTACAAACACCAGATTATTCCGAATACAACAACCTATTAATTATTGACGGCAACAATCTTTCATATCGTTGGTTACAAAGACCAAACCACGGTGATTTCAAACACGATTTTGTAAGAACAATCCAAAGTTTAGCAAAAAGCTATGAAGCAGGCAAAACAATTGTATGTTTTGACTTTGGAAAAAGCTACTTTAGAAAAGAACTTTACGATGAATATAAACAAAATCGTAAGAAAGCTGAAGTTAGTGATGAAGATAAACAACGCTTTGAGGACTTTTTTAGTGTTCTTAACGACTTACCTGAGTATTTAGATGATACTGTGTTAAAGTTTAGAGGTGTTGAGGCAGATGATATTATTACTTATCTGGCTATACATGAATCAAAAAAATATCATCATACTTGGATAGTTTCTTCAGACCGTGACTTATATCAATTGATGAGAAGTGATATAAGTATCTTTAATATGTTTAGTAGAAAAGAAATAACTATTGAAACATTAATTGAAGATTTTAAACTATCACCTGAACTTTATCTGTTATCAAGAATTATTGAAGGAGATAAAGGCGATAATATTTATGGTGTTGAAGGCATTGGACCTAAGAGAGCACAAGCGCTTGCCTTAGAATACAAAACTCTTGATGCACTATTATCTGCATTTCCTATTCCTGGAAAAGCAAAATATATACAAAACCTTAACCAGTCTAAAGATATACTGTTACGTAATTCAGACCTAATTGATTTAAAAAAGAACTATATGATTGCCTTAGAAAAAGGCAAAGAAGATGATGTAGTTGAAAAACTACTAAATAAACTCACTTAGTTTTTCTGCGTCTTCGACGGGAAGAAGTTTTTAGCTTCTTCCTTCGTCTTGGACCACGTTGAAAAACCTCAGGAGTAATTGTCATTTAGTAGTTTTAACAACTTGTAAGTTTGGGTCTTTAGTGACTTTAATCTGCTCACGAGAAAATGCATCACCAGCTTTGTAATAAGCAAGTGTTCTTTCCTTAACAGCAGGGTCATATTCTTCTACTAAGCCATAACGGTTATCGCCTAGCATAACAATTTTTCCTTCACCCAACCCTTTTCCGAAAGAATCTCTAGCCATTATACTGAATCCTTTTTAAGATTCGGACCTAGACTCTTAATATTTTCAGAAGCTACAGTAACTTGACCTGGACCAATTGAACCAGCTGCAGGCCCACCACTAACAGAGTTAGAAGGTGATGCTTTGTTATATGAATAGTCAGCTGTAACTGGACCTTCATCAGCATTTCCTGGACTAGTCTTCATTGGTGGCACTACGTTTTTACCCATAGAACCATTAGCTCTAGTATCATTTGAGCCTTCAAATGTGGCTCTAGTTACTCCGCCTCCAGCAGTTCCGTCATAATTACGAACATCTTTGATGTATTTGTAATCTTCAGCACTGCCTCCGACTTGTTTTTTAATCATTGCCATGATTATTCTCCTTATATATTAACTAATTAATGCTTGTATTGTTTCAGTGTTGTTACCAGTGTTTGAACCACCTGAGTGACTAGCAAGCACCTTAACATGTAGTAATGGAGCACCTGAACCATTGTGTGTAAAGTATGCATTTGATGATGCATTCATTTTACTGTACTCAATGTGAACATTTGCATTTGACTTAATTGCTTGGTCAACGCCGTTCCACTCACACATTCTTGCGTGTATTGCTTGTCCGTTTACATGAGCAGCTTGTGTCGCAAGAGCAGTATCAACTAGTACTCCATGCTCACAGTTTGATAGTTTAACTGCCTTCATATAAATATGACCAGCGTTTGCAATACCAAGTTTATGGACACATGTTTTGTTTCCAGTTGAACTTGCATTTTCACCTTTAATTGTTAGGTTTTCAAAATGAAATGTTCCAGCTGAATTTGCAGCAATATTGACTGGTCCGTGAATGATAACATCCTGTTTAGGACCGATACCCATAAATGTAGTATCTATTAGTTTTTTAGAACCATCTCCTGAAAATGGAGATACGTACTCACCTGGATAAATCATGATTGTTGAGTTACCTCTTGAATATACCTCATCAGGTACTTCAAAAAGATTTGAGTAACTCGAATTGTGGGCTTTACCCACGTAATAGACTTGTTTTTCTGACATTAGAATTTACTCCCTTATTTTTTCTTTTTTTTCTTACTTTTAAGAATTGCTTTTTGCAAGGCAGGAGGTAATTTCTTCTGCTTTGCGGTTAGTCCGTTAGAAGAACCACCGTTCATTTTTGAACCGTTTCCGTTCTTCATACCGTTTTTCTTTTTCATCGTGGGTTTTTTGTGTCCAGGCATTATTTTCTACCCATCTTCTTTCCACGTTTTTTACCTTTTTTTCCCTTACCTTTGTGAGGGTTTCCTCTGTGCATAGCCATAACTATAACTCCTTCTTTTATTTACTAATGAATCATACAACTCACTAGACATATTTTCGTAGTATCCTCGCTTATGTAATGCGTCAGACGCGTTGGTTAGCAAGGAATAGTTTTGAATAAAAATCATCACATAATCTTGTGGTGGTATCCCAATTTCCTCATTGTCCTTAAAAACATCATCATCCTCGATGGTTTCATCGTCTGGATGGGACATTAATAGGTAGACGTCCTCAGGGACTAGTCTCATATTTAAACTGTGAACTAGCTCAGTCAAATAATCTATCCCAATACTATCTATATTATGGTCTATTGCCACGATGATGTCAAGATTAGAAAGTTTAAATTTTTCAATCTGCTCGATTAAGAACTTTTCAAATAATTGACTCTCATTTTCAATGATTAGTAGTTTTCCATCAAGTCTTGCAGTTCTTGCATATGGGCAAAGTGGTAAGTTGTTAAGAATTGGGTTTGGTTTTTCAACAAAATTTACAATCCAATCAAGAACTTCTTTTTTTCGATTTCTTTCCACGAGTCTTACCTGCTTTTGTCAATGCTATAGCAACAGCTTGTTTCATTTTTGCTTTTTTTGTTGATATACCAGCTCGTTTAGCTAATGTGCTAATACCTTTGCGCCTGCCCTTACTAACTTTTGACTTCATCAATTCACTAATATTTGAACTAATAGTTTTTTGACTTTTTCCTTTTTTCAATGGCATTATGATTTACCTCTTTTACCTAAATCTTTTTTCTTACCCTTATGAGGACCACTTTTTCTAGCTATCAATCCTCTTGCTACAAGTCTTGCTCTGTTAGTAGAACCAATTGATTTACCAGCTTTATGCTTTCTCAACAATTCTTGTATATTAATCTTTGGTTTTTTAGTGGAAGGCATGTATCACTATCTTTTCGCCAGAAGGTATGGTTGGTGCAGTAAACTGAACCGTATTATTTGCATGATGTACAATGTAATCATTGTTAGCAGTTCCTGGTTGGTCGATGGCTTGATTCACACCGCTTATAGAAACAACAACCCTTTCAATCTTATCAGCTGGTACCGCTTTACCTATAAAGAAGACATTACTAGAGCCTGTTGCTGTATTAACATTTTGAAATGGGTTTAAAAGTGTTGCACCACCAGTAATAGTTGCTACATTGTCTTGAACAATGTTAACATTAGCTGTGGTCGCATTTATATTTGCATTTAACTGTATAAAGGTAGCAGAAACATTTGCTTTTGTATCTTTTAAATCTAATTGTGTTTGAATAGCACCACTAACACCATCTAAATGATTTATCTCAGTAGTTGACGCGGTAACCCCATCTAATTTGTTTATCTCACCTGCGTCTGATGTTATAAGCGTACCACCTAATTTTAGTGTGGTTGTATCAAGTATACCAACATTTAAATTTGACCTTGTAATAATACTTATAGCAGTATTTGTAAATGGGTCTTTAGTATCTGCAACTGCAAATGCTTTTGCACTTTCATCGTAGAAAAATGCAGCGTTACCCTGATTACCACGATTAAAGAAGATACCCACATCTTCAGTTGGAGCAGTGCCCGTCGGTTGTGAATTAGCCAGTGCAATCATTCTATCTTGAATGATTAAACTTATTGAATTGACAGTGGTTGTCTGACCAAGAACTGTTAGGTTTCCTGTAATATTTACATCATCTGTTACGGCTAATGATAGAACATTAGCTGTTCCACGGACATCAAGACCGTGTGTCGGAGCTACTGTGCCAATACCAACTCTACTTGTTGGCAATAAGCTCATTAAAGTATCTGATGCTGCATCCACACCACCAACTCTTAAATCTAATCTTGCATTGTCTGATGTTGCTCTATTTCCTATAAACACAGAGTCGTTTTGATATCCAATGGCGCCTCTTACCTTAGCATTTGAATCACCTCTTGAAAACGATATTAACTCTCCTTCAGTGTTTCCCAATACAGTTAGTCTTGAAAAAGGAAGTGTTCTAGTATTACTCGTTCTTGAAAAGTGTTCTCCGATAGTAACATTTGAATTTACTGCATCTACAGTGATGGTATCATCCATGTTTAGATACGCTCCAACGTTGTAAAAGTTTTGAAGAACGTTGTTTTCTAGAATCGTTAAGTTATCTTGTACCGTATCTGTACCACCAGCGTTATCACTAACAATATTTATGTTAGCAATAATCTGTCCGAGATTAGCGTTAGCACCCAGTTTATCTGAGGTGATTGCTCCTCCAGCTACATGTCGTGTTATAATTGTTGCATTAGCGATTTTTTCTGTGCTAATCGCATTACTGCTCATTACAACTTGTGTTACTCTTGTTAAACTCATATTACGTTTTTATTATATATTTCACTCCCACAAATGCTGCGTTAATCGCTGCTGACGAACTTGATACACTTACTCCAACAGCAGCGTCAGAACCACCAAATATTCCAGAAACGGCTTGGAACTTACTAGTGCTTACGGTCAAACCAACGGACACACTTCCTCCATACGCATTACCACTTGTAATTTGTTCTGTTGATTTTTCTCCAATAGTTACGTTTGAACTTACCCCTGCTGCGTGCCTACCTTGAAAATCTGGCACATTAAAAGTAGAACTTCCATTACCTGCACCATAAGTTGTTCCTAGCACAGCAAACAAGGCCGCGTAAGTAGTTCTACTTATTGCATCCCCTTTACACTCTAAAAAGCCTGTAGGCGCTGTTGCATTTGTCCACATGATAATACTACCACAAGGAACTATTGGTGCTACTGCTGTATCTGTTCCTGTGATTGTTGATTGACACACTAAGTTAGCCGCTACAGGCGCAAACTTAACACCAGTATTGTCCATGATACTGAGTCCTGCATTTTCAACCGTACCAGCCCTTTGATGTTTAAGAGTTACATTTGAGCTGTGTAATGACCCTAAACTTAAAGCTGTGTTTCCTGATGTTGTTCCTAATGCTATTTGAGCATTTGCAGGCGCGTTTCCGTCTGCGCCAGCTTTTGTTCCATCTATTAATAATAAATTATCAAGGTTAACTGTTGATGCATTGATTTTTGCATTTGTAATAGCATCATCAGCTACCATAGTTGTTACAATTGAACCATTTGTAGGTGGTACGCCAACATCTATAAAGTCAGTCATATTTCCTGCACTGACACTATTGCCTGTGCATAAATATAATCTTGCGTTTGCTTTTAATCCACCAGCCTCACTAATTGTAGAAACTAACTCACCGTTTTCATAACTTAAAGCGTTTGCGGCTAGCGAAGCAATACCGTTTTCATTTCGTGAACCGATACCAGCTCTTGTAAAGTTACCGCCAACACGAGTTGCTTTCACATTAACACTATCTGATACGTACAGTGCATTTGCGTTATGATACACCAATCCGTTCTGAGCACCTAGTTGTGCACCAGACGCAACAATATTTACACCTATAGGCGGTGCATTAGTGCTGTAAAAATTTGATAGTAGTGCTCTCAAACTACTATTTATCTGAGACCTTGCTGCGTTAAGCGAAGTTCCTGCAGTAGGCTCAATAAAAGTATTTGAAGTCGAAATGGCCATTATACCCCCACGGCTGTAATAAATACATTACATCTATCTGAATCAACTGGATGTAGTGCATTATTACTTGTAAAAAATACATTAATTTTACACGAAGTTGGAGAGCGTTCAACCACAACTGCATTTGGTACCGCATTTGCATTTTGACTATCAACAACACTAAGGCTGATAACAGGATTCTGTAAGAAACCTGCAGAAGTATAGTCAATCGTAGTAGGTTGAGCGGCATACACCACTTCATCTGTAAACGTTGTCTTATCTTTTTCTATTGTATATCTAAATTTATCTAATGTAAAGTCAAATTGTTCTGGATTTATGTTGTCCACCTGAAATTTTATCTGAAAATGTCTAAACGTACGTGTTCCCGCTTCGTATAACGTAAATCCCTCATTCGTTTCAAAACTATCAAATGCAGCCACATTAACGTTTCCGTTTGCAAAAAATGGATTAGCAACACTTGAAGTTCTTACAAATGTTTGTTGATTTAAAGAACCTAATGTTCCTTCAAATGTCTCACTATCTCCAAAATCTCTAAACTGTGTAAGGTTGACTAACTTATAAGAAGATGCAACTCCTGTTACGTTGCCAAAAGCATTGCCACCTGTAGGCTCACCATTAGCAAAAAATGATGCACCTAGCTCAATAGCTGAAGCATTAATTACACCTGCAATTAGTGCAAAAGAGTTTGCATTTGATGGGTCATCAGCATGTTGACCTGGATTAAATATAGCATACACATTTTGGTCTGTTGAGTCATCAACAAGTGTTTTATTATTAGCATCAAAAGCCACTGTAAAGGGGTCCCCGTTTGGAAAGGTTGTGTTCGAAAATCCTAAGACCGTTCCAATACCACCAAAAGCAGTTTCAGTAAATACATTTGCAGCAGCGCCTGAAATAACTTCACTTGTGCCTTCTAAAATGTCTGTTTTTAATACATTAAAGGTTGTAGTTGTTCCTTGAGTACCTTCAATATCTACCTGTATTGACGCAACACCTAGCGCACCCACATCTCTAACCTGAGTTATATAGGTGGCATCGTCTGCGGCAGCTATATCAGTAGCAGACCCTGTTGCAGTAAACCCTGAACTTGTTCCGTTTGCATTGTCAACTAGTGATGATGGCATTGATGGAATTGACACACCACCAGTATTTGAATTAGCAAAACTTGGATAATTAAATTCTGTACTGTTACTATTTGTGATGGTAGTAAAATCACTTCCAGGAGTATCTTCACTAAATGCTAATACAACCTCTCTTTGCTGTGAACGAGCAGTTGTAATTGTTGTTGATATCACATCAGGGCTAAAATTACCACTTGTATCACGTGTTCTCGCTAAGTAAGTAAATGTGCCAAATATATCGATAGGAATAGATTTTCGGGCTGTACCCGCGGATACTGTTACAAAATCATCTGCAGTCACAAAATTGGTTAAGTTTGCCTCCTGGGTGCCAACACCACGTTTGATGATAACCTCTTTTAAATCTAAATCTTTTAATTCTTCATTAACACGAACATAGTTCCACTGTAGTGTAATCTGGTCAATCTGCTGAGAACCTGAAAGGTTAAATACATTATCAGGTGCAGCTGTCTTACCTAATATTTCTTTTGAGACAGTTGCGGTAATACCTCTAATATCATGATTCAATGGTGTAACTCGTACATCAAGTGTTGCAATTCCTTTTACTAATCCTCGGTCAATGTTATTAATTACATAAGTAATAGTTCCATCATCATCAACAAGATTTGCAGGTAATTTTACTGTACTAAAAGATGTTAAGTCATTATTACCTGAACCAGTAACTCTATAAGACATTTCATAATCAGTAACATCTTGACCTACAAGATGTTTAAAGTTTACGATTGCACGTACCGCAACACCACCAACCTGCTCACGATATAAACCTTCAGATATTTGTAAATCCTCAACTTTTGATATAGGAATGTTACCAACAGTTAATGATTTTGTTACTGTCGGACTTGTTCTACCTGTTACGTTTTTATTTCGTGCTCTAACTACAACTGAACCTGTTTCTATGTCTGGTATGATTCTTTGACTTGAAGAAGATGAGGGTAGTAATTCAAAATCTCCGCCTACACTTAGTTCATATATTCTATTATTTGAAAGTCTAAAATTACCAGGAAAGGTGCTTGTATTATAATCAAAGGTAGCTGTGTTAGCTGTTTGATTAACATTATTTAACACACCAGTTGGGTTAGGTGTTATGTTTGTTAGTGTAGCACTGGTTAGATTGTCTGTTGGTGCTTCAGCAAGTTTAATTCTGAATATACTGTTTTGAGTTAGTTCATTGTTTGAACCCGCACTTTGTACGTCATAACTTGTTTGTGTTACTGCAAAGGTATTTCCTGTAGACATCAATACGTTATCACCTACCTCAATAGCAGGTACCGTGGTGTGGTCTATTTCAACTCTTACTTGTGTATCAGAGGTAGACACATCAAGACCAACAGTTGCAGGACTAGCAGAGCCCTTATTCTGAGTAAAACTAAACGCATCAGTTTGTTTACCATCAACAAAAACACGAAGAAACTTTCTGTCTCTTGGTTTAATTTGTAATGGTTCAACGTGTGTAGTGCTAGTTGTTAAATCTGTGTTTGTTTGGGTAAAAGTAAATTCTGAACCACCAACGTAAAATGAATTGTTAGCATAAAATCTTGCATCTAAAAGTTGAAATATTTTTACAAAGAAAGGAGTGGGTGGTAATCTGTCTAGTAAGGCAGAACCTTCATTTGATTGATTTTCTATTTTAATTGTATTATTAGGAA